GGCTATAGCTAAACAAATAAAAGAATCACTATCTAGATATAAAAAAGAAACAGATCCACTTGGTATCGAATTCAGAAAGAATGTTGATTTCAAAAAGGTGTTTGATTATGTTCAAAAGAATAAAGATAAAATGCTTAAGAAATCCAAGAAAGAAATATCTGACATTTACGATGCTATGTTTGGTGAGAATTCATCTGATGGAATGACCGATGAAGATATGAGCAAAAAGATTAAGGAAGCTAAAGAAAATGAGCTTAATAAACTTAAATCTTTTGTTCAACAAAAAATATCTTCTATTAAAGCTATCGTTGAGAATGATCCAGATGTAAGTGATTTAGTTAAGAAAGCTGCTAATGTGGATGTAGATTACTTAAATTTATCTGATGCTATCGATGCGGTTAATGCATTAACAATGTATTTGGATAATGGATTTGAAACTGGACTCAACAAGATTGTAGCTAACTATGAAGGAACTAAGGCTGTTGAAGATAGTAATATTAAGTTCGCTCCTATTGGTGTAGTAAAACCTGTGAGAGCTGTAGCTAGAGATTATAATGACTTTTTTAGTTATATTGAAATTATGCTAGAAAAAAAATCATTGAAAGCTGGAGACGTTGTTAGGTTCTTAAAAGAGTCCGCATTTGGTTTAATACAAAAGGGATATAATAGAAGTGAGAATGAAACTAATCAGTTAAGACAAGATTACAAGAATAAATTTAAAAAAGTAAAAAAATTCTTTGATCCTGAGAATAAAGCTGAGAGAGCATTGCTTTCATTTGTACAAAGAAATGTATTGGATAGTGAGGGTAAGCCAACTGAATTCTTAAGAAGAAAAAAACTAGTACTTGAATCTATTGATCAATTAAGAAAATCTGCTGGTAGAGTTAATTTAGCTATAGCTGATTTACAAGAAGAAGCAGCTAAAAAGTTAGGTATATTAAAATCTGATGGTACTGTTAATGAATCAATAACTATTGATGAGATAAACAATAATGCAGAGAAGAGCAATTTAGAGGCAGTTAAATGGATGCAGGATATGTGGTATAAAAAGTATCCAGAATTATATGATCATGCTCTTGGTATGCATAATACACTTATTGGTAGAGATGAGTTCTATACGCCAGATAGATATAGTTCAATAGATAGATCTATTGCTGATGATCCTAATATGATTGAGTTTATAAACTTCACTGGCATGACTGTTAATAAATCAGGAGTATTAATGGAGGCTAGAAGACCAGACGCATTAACTAATAGATTCATAAACATGGATTTCGAAGATAATAACTTCGGATCATATAGAGCTGCTATGAATGATTTATATACAGCTGAAGCTAGAACTAAATATAAAGCGTATCAAGCTTCTAGTAAATTTGATGATATTATGGGTCGTGATAAGTATAAAAAATCAAATGATGCTATACTAATAAGAGATGCTTATAAAAGATATATTACAGCAAAAGAAAATAAAGGAGCTAAAGATACTGAGACAGAACGAAATGTTAAGAAATTCCTTAATAAAATATCTACATTATCTGGTGCTGCTGGATTAGCGTCTGTTAAGAATTTTTTCGCACAAACAATTCCCACCTACCTTGATACAATTATTGCAGCAGGACCTAGAAGTGTAGCGACTATATTTAAAGATTCACTTGATCCAAAAGTACAGAAGTTTATAGTTAAAGCCGACTCTCAAGTTGCTAATAGAGGTATGGACGCTATTAAGTTTACTGAAAGAATTCAAGAAGAGGTAATGAAGAAAAGTAAAGCTGCTGAAGCGGCTGGAACTGTATTCGATGCTCCTGTATGGTTAGCTGAACAAATGTTAAAGTATACCAATCAAAAGGGAGATAAGTTAGCTGCTATTGGTGCATGGATGACGTATTATAGAAAATACTGTAGAAAGAATGGTATTAAAGTTGATTTGAATAATGTAAATCAAGATGCAGCTCAATACGCTGAAACAAAAACAAAAGTTCAAATTCTACCTAGTGATGCCTCTGAACGTGGTTCAATGGGTGCTAATAATACACTATCAGCTTCTATGATTAGACAGATGTTGTTTCCATTTAGCTCATTCTCTATAAACCAAAAGAATAGAATTTATGGAGATATAGCTAAAATAACTAGAGGTGAATGGAGTTTAAAGAAAGAATCTATCCAAGATTTAATGGGTGTTGTAACTGGACTAATAACATTCCATACGATAAACATAGCTTGGAAGTATTTTATAATACAAGGGGCAATAAGTTTATTCTTAGATGATGAAGATGAAGAGGTACTTAAAAAAACATTAGAGAGCGCTTTGAGATTATCAGCTACACAAGGATTAACAGATTTATTTTCGGCTATTCCATTGCTAGACCCATTAATGGTAGGTGGTGCTAACTGGATGCTTGGAGAAGGAGAAGATAATATGTTTGCTCCATCTGAAGATAAATGGTTAGCTAAATTAGCTGAAATTAATCAGGCAAGAGAAGATCAAGGGAAACCTGATTTAGATGAAGACCAGGAGAAAAAAAGAAGAGAGAAATTCTTTAAAGATGAGGAGTGGAAATTCTATGAAGATGAGGATATTACATACTTAGATAAGTTCGGTGTATACGGAATAGCTGCTCAAAAAGCTGTAGAATTTAAAGATATAGCTAAGTCTGCTGCAACTGGTATATATGAAGATAACTACCAAGGTAACATGACTGAGAAGACTTTAACAAAAGAAGGTAAAGACAAGATGGAAGCATTAGCACTTGTTAAAGCAGTTGGTATTGTAACTGGAGCTACCGATTTATCTAATATTGCTCAGAAAGCATTTTATAAAGTTGGGAAGAAGTATTCACTTACAGATAATCAAGTTAAAAATACTGAGGAAGTTAAAGAGTGGGCTAAAGAATATGACCATAAGTTTGATAAATATGCTGAGGAAGTTATCAAGATAAAAAGATCAGCCAAAGAAGTTAAGCGAGCAATAATGCATATGGAAGATTTATCTCCTAAAGAAAAAGAAGAATACATCAAAACATTAAAGACTGATTAATCAAAGAATATGTCGGTATGGCGTACATCGTTACTGAACTTCGGTATCTCTTGTACGCTGTACCCACAGTAAGATACACCAAAATTATGCTGCACCCAATTTGACGGTGGAGCAAATGACATGAAGTTACGGTAATCAAAGCGACGTGCTCTATCGTAAGCAAGTTGGTGTAAGTCACCTTTATCTAAGTGTATATACTTAGATGTTATGTTTTTTTCATATATGTAATCCAACAAGATTGTACTTGTCTTAGGATCAAGTTTCAACGGGAATCCTTTGAACATGTACTTAGCATCTTTACCGTGCGTTAAGATGTGGCAGTGATCGCCATAGTAAGTTGGTGTAATGAATTCATCCAACACCATGAACTCAACTTTAGGCATGATGTGTTCAAGTACCATTTGTATCGTGCGGTTAGCAATGTACGCGAAGCTACCGCTGTGGTTATCTGAAGTTACGTTACGGCAAATGATTTTCTTAGCAAATGATTCGCACATTCTAATAAGACGTAACTTTCCTTGAACAAATGTTTCGAACTGTTGTTCGGTAGTCATGTTCTGTTCTAGTTCATGACCCCCACGAGTTGTTTTACCGTTGTATCCGTCAAGTCCATCTCCTAAATCGTCAATGAATAAAACGTCATACGGTCCGTTCTGCATTACTTTACTTCTAATGTAATTGTACACATGATCAATTCTTTGGTTGAAAATATCAGCATTGTACTCGTAGCTGTAAAGACTTTTTGCGCCAGGGTTTAATCCAACGTGCATGTCAGATAAAACAACTCGTAGAGCCATCTCAGAACTTGATACTACTTTTGTAATCGGTTGTGGTGTGAGTTTAGCTTGAGAGATTATTCTTCTTACAGCATCCTCTATGTTTGTTTGTCCTGGGTTTACGTTGATTGAGAAGTGTTTCCCTTTGTACCAATAGCGTGGTACTTCATCTGGGTTGATCCCTTGTTTTTCACACTCTTCAACGAATGCGTTTCTGTTATTCCAATTTGAGACATTTTTACGAAGCGTATCGACGTTCTCTATGTTAAATTCTTTTGCTAAGATTCTAGCTGCTTCTGAGAAGTTATACCCCTCTTCGTTAACCAACTGAATGGCTCTGGATTTGATTTTCTCCATAAGATCTTTTTACGTCTCGCAATGTCTTAATTAGGCTGTCGCATATTGCTATTACATTCTCGTCGTTATCCATCAATGCCTCATACAGATCATCTGTATAGTCATTAATTTCTTGCATAGTGGATAATACGTATTGCGTCATGCTCGCAAATCTACCATTATTTTTGATGAAAACCTAACATTAGTTAAAAAATATTGAATATTGTACAGTTTATAATCCTTAACTCGGTTCTTTGTTAGCCTACGCATCGTGCTGTCATAGTACGATTCAGGTATTTTTTGATTGTCATCTAAAACAATTGGAATATTTTCAAGTGAGAACACATGACGTTCCTCTTTTGGTTTAGTTTTTTGTCTAGCGCGCGGCTTAGGTCGACCAACTAATACGAACTTAATGTCAGCTATGTAGAGTTTCATCGTGGTAATAATAATCTAATCGTGTGTTTAAACTTTATCTTATATATAAACATGTCGGTGAATTGACTTTGACCTACGTATTCTGCTGAAAGAAAATTAAAATCGAAGTGTTGTTCTTTTGTTGCTTTTATAAGTTCTTCTATGTTCCTTGTCATTGAATTAATAGTCATCACGGACACGGTGTCTATTGTTTCGTACATCATATTATTTATTTTATTAATTTACATTTAGTGCATATCTCAAAAGATGCACCGTTATCTTTTCTGATCTCAGTTATGTAATGATGAATACAGAACACATGCTGATGTAGTAATCTCTTTACACCTAAATACATATTACCTATCATACCTTCTCGACTTTAGTTATATACTCTTCGTTAATGGATGTAGTTCTGTTGATGTAGTATCTTTCATTCATCATAAATGCATCATGTACAGATGACTCTCCGTAAAGTTCTGTATGAACTTTATACTGATTATCAGGATTAAATCTAAGATGAAAAGTATTAACATCTTCGTTAGACTCTATTTTACTAACGTAATCCTCATTGCGATTCATCCACTCAAATAGTCTGTCTCGCTCATCTTTAGTCATTTGGGACCAATATCTATCCGTTAAGTGCTGCCAAAACATCGTGCGTGCTATTGGTCTAGGCGGAATCGTTGCTTCTGCTAAGAATGCTAACTCAAAAAAATCTATTTCAAACTTACTCATACGTCTCTTCAATTTCAACTTCGTAACCTAACTTCTTTAACACAGCCTTAAGTGCTGTACTTACTTGCATTCCAACGTACGCGTTAGTCATCGTATCGTCGTCTGGGTGATCTAACGGCTCGTCATTCAAGTAGAGCATAGTTCCGTAATCACTGCAACATCCGTCACCGCAATGACTATCCCAGTCCTGTAATGTTATTTTTAGTTTCATAATCTTTTAGCTATATTATTAATTATAAACTGCTCTTCTTCAGTTAACTGAATCAAATTTTCTTTTATTAACATTAAGCTGTTAACTAACTGCTGATCATCAAAAGAAAGCTTACTTGATGTGCCAAAACTATATGCTTCCTCTTCATTATCTCTAAGATATTCAACAACTTCTTTTATTTCACGCTCACTTAATTCGGACATGAAATCCCATACGTCTACGTCTACACTAAAACTTGGCATTATTTCTCAAAATTTACGTTATAATCTGTCCATACGTGATACTTTATCCCTCTGGACTGTAATTCCTTCATTCTATACTTTTGAATCTCGCTAAGGACTCCTTTTTCTGTCTTAACCTCAACGAACATAACGTCATTTGGTTTAACTGCAACTAAGTCAGCTATACCGTTTACATTTGTCTTCATCAGTTTAATTACGTACCATCCATCAGCCTCAAGCTTCTTGATAATTTTCGATTGTATTTGCGATTCTTTCATGTTCTACTTTTCTAAATCTGTCAATTCTAAATGCTGGCTCCTGGTATCGACCAAGTAGCTTTTGGTAAATTTCGATATTGTGAACTTCTTCTAGCCACATACCGTCAACTATTCCATCGTTATCCGTAAAACCACGTATAGTGTACTCAGTATCTTTCTTTATCCAATTCAAGTATACCTCACGTACAAACTCAATTTGATCAGCTTTAATAGAATCATCAACACAAATTACTTTGTCACCTATTTTCATTGTAATCCTTTTTAAACACAGACAAGGTATAATTCTTTTTATCCTGTACTGCTTTGTAAATTTTTCTCTCTATTCCTTTACTTGAGAATATCCAATAAACTTTATTTTGTTTTCTATCGATTCCCGATAATCGATCCCTCGCCTGCCAGTAAGACACAGCACTGAACGCAATGTTATAAAACACTAGTGCATCAGCAGCACGCAACGAAATCCCTTCACGTCCAGATACTACCTGCAAAGCAATGTTCTTACTTGTCGCATTGAATTCATCTAAGTCATTTGTCAAGTTATCTGCACCAAAAACTTCTAGCAGTAAGTTATACTCTTCCTTAAATACATAGAAGATACCTATCTTTTGACCTTTGAAGTATTCTTTAATGAACTCACCTTTTCTTTTGTCAAGTACCGTTGAGTTACCGCTTTCGAACTTAACGGTACCCGACCAGATTTGGTGTAGCTTCTGCATCATCTTAGCTCCAGTGTCAGCAAGTATAACCTCGGTCTTACCTTGAACTATCTTATCTTTCATTAGCTCACGAGCTATGAATGAAGTCTGTGGACTCATGTCAACGTAAAGTATCTCCTCGTCAATCTTAGTGCTGAACCCTGCTTCTTCTTGCGTGAATGTAATCATGTAAGGATTAATTGACTGCATTATCTTATCTCTGATGCCGTCACTGTAATCGTTCTTAGGAAATCCATTAATGATCTTTCTAGTAACGTTAACGTAATCGTTTGCCCACTTGTAGAAGTTGGTGTAGTTCATAAATACAGCGAAGTCATTTATCCAAAACTGATGGAACAATTGTGAATACGACTCAGGTGACATTGTACCAGATAATAATATTGACGGAATCTTACTAAATCTTTTCTTATAAATTTTAGTAAAATTATTCGGCTTGGGATAGGTTCCAAAAAGCCCGTGTGATTCATCGTTTATTATAATATCGAAGTTATTGTGTTCAATTTTATGTATAGACTCCTTGTTTATTATCGTTAAGTCAAACTTGTAACCGAAGTCATCGTAATCTCCTTTGATTGACGAGAATGCTTTTATCTTGGTTATGAATAATACTCTTTCAGCTCCGTAAAGTCTAGCCGTCTCAAGTGCAGTCAATGTCTTGCCAGTACGTACGGCTAATGATAAGTAAACAAACTTATATTGATTCAGTATTGACACAGCTCTATTAGCTATATCAACTTGATATTGCCTAAGACTTTTCATAATCTTTTTAAAATTAGGCATCCTTCTAAGTCAAGTTTTGGTTTGTACTTAAATCTTTCAGGAATATTAGCTTCAATAGGATATCTTTCACCATTCTCATAAAAGGCTAAGTCAGCTATTTCCATCTCAATCTCAACATCAATTTCTTTTGGTTGTTGGATGGATTGGATATAATTATCAGTTAACTCTTGATAAGTTTTTCCACATTTTTCAAATGGATTGCTTAATAATATTTTACACAGCTCTACAACCTCTTTAATAGTAAACAACTTGTCTTTATTCAACTCCATTGCTTTGTTAAAGCCATCTCTAAAGCCTAGTTTTACAAGGTTTACATCTCGTAATTCTTTTACATTTTTAGGTTCATGAGTACAATATTCATTAGCCAACTTCTCAACATCAAGTACTCTAAATATCTCATCACAGTTTTGTTTGGATAACATTTTACCTTTAATTGAACCTCTAGTAATTGCTACTGTTTCACCATGAAGATCTTTAAGTAAATATTCTTCACCTGTTTTTATTAATTTTGCTTCCATATCTTAAAGAATTGATCCCCATTGTTCAGCAAAAGCCTTAGCCATTCCCTCAAATGTTTTACTTCTAAGCGTTTGTCGCTCTTCCTTTGTTTTTGCATTCTTCAATGCATCAGCATACCATTTTGGATGAGATTTCCCTGATGAGAATACAGTTCTTTCTCCTTTTCCTACAATATTAGTAGCTTCAAGCAATGGTAAATTCTTCAACCATAAACACGTAGTTTTAGTAGCTTCATCTCCAAACATATACGGCTGAACAATTTGATCAGGCTTTCTCCATCTACTGCTAAGCAATTCCACTGGATTTTCAACAGCAATATGTTTAATGTTTGAATTGTATAACGCTTTAACAAATTCAACGCTATCCAACATATCGTTTCTTCTATTTGGATATTTTGGATGAGGTCTTCTATCCTCAAATGGTAAATGTTTATCCTCAGGATTTGACAACCACTGAACTCCACTTCCTGTTAAATAAGTACACGGTGGGTGAGCTACCATTAAATCCCATCCTTGATCTATAATCTCAAATATATCGCATTGAAAGTGCCATTCAGGATGACCTCCGCTGCATGGTAATAAATCACAGCTAAATGCTTCGTGACCTAATTCTCTAAATGCTTTTGTTGTTGCTTGGCTTTCTTCACAAGCTATTAATATTCTTGCCATAATCTAAAAACTTAATTGTTATATTCGATATCACTGATAGAAGCAAGAACGAATTTTCTACTTTTATCAAGAATTACTACAGCATACGGTCTCCCATTTGAACCTTGAACATATCCATCTATATGTCCAGTATCATTAACTTCCCAATCGTTGTATTGACTTGGCAATACAAATTTTACAAGTGTTATCATAATCTAAAAACTTAATTGTTTGTCATCTAATCTGATGAATTTAATTGTCTTGCCTGCTGAGTTACGTGACGTTACTGGTTGGTTTCCTGTGAAGTAAACCCCATAGCTATCTAGCCACTTGTAGAACCTTGCTTGAGGTAAGTTGTATCTACCGTATCTACCGTAGTCAGGATACTTCTCAGTGAAGTCATTGTACAGGTCAGTCATTTGATACTGAGCATTAGCTGTATTTGTTCTGTGGTTCTCCTTATCTGTACACCACTCGTAGAACTCAAAGCACGTATCAGCAATGAACTTACGCGCCTTTATGTTACGGAACTCAGCCTTAAGTAGTCCAGACTGTAGGTATCTCATCAAACAACCAATCATGTAGTTGTCAAATCTATTCCACTCATCTTTGTCCCACTCAACGAAAAGTTGTCGTTTGAACTCATCCTGTGGCGTGTGGTTGCGGTTGAAGTACTGTCTGAACTCAATCTCCCACTTACGACGCTCGAATGAATTACCGCTACCTTTAATCGCGTAATTTGTAGTGATTACAATCTTTGGACTTTGCTCGAATGGAACCTTGATCGCGTCACGGTTCTTCTTCTCCAGTGTAATTCCCTGCGTAATTATACTGAATAGTCGTTCAAAATCAAAATTTTTCACAACGTCATCATACACAAGTACTTGCGTATCTGCTGATACAGTTTGGTACGGGAATGTTTTATCAAACTTAAAATCCTTACCATCAATATCAACAAGTCGCTTGATTTTACCTATAGCTGTAAAGAATAGTCCCTTACCTGTTCCTCCCTCTGGATTCTCTGAGATTTTCTCATCGTTAATAATAACAGCTGGACAGTACGAAGCTGGCTTGTATCCATGCAATAAGAAACCTATAGTTGACTCAAGTGATTTTTTTGACTCATCGTTACCGCTTACAAGCTTCACGAAGTTCTTAAAATCACACTCATCCGTTTCTGACGGCACGTAATCTCTATCGATAATCTGCTTGCTCCAGACGAATCCACTAAGGTCAATGTAGTCAATTGGCTGTATCTCAGTTGGTGTAATCTTAAGTGCACAGTTTCTAAAGTAGATGAAGCTCTCAGCTATTGAGTCAACAACAAACTTTGGGTCAAGTCTGTCAAGTAACGACAAGAAATCTTCCTTGAAGTAACGCGTCTTATCCGCAAAGTAGTTATAGATTGACTTGTTCTCAAGCTTATCCAAGTAGTCTAACGTGAATACCTTGATGTCATCTTCCGTAGCATCGTCAATTAAGTTATTCTGAATGCGAACAAACACGAACTTATCTGATCCTGCGTGGTAGTACTTATAGAATCCGTTCTCCTGTAGAAACTTCTTGAATAAGTGATGCACTGGCGACACTACACCTTTACTGTTTATACTCCAGAACTCATCCTCACTGTTCAGTTCAATGATGTGCTCAATTACTTTCTTAACTTCGTTCTTGTCACCTTTCGATACGTACTCAATGATACTGTCGATTGGTTTACCTTGCTTTACGTCACGTTTAATCGCGTCAAGTCGCTCAGTATCTTCGTAGAACTTAGTGTTGTGTAGGTGAGTCTGTTTATATGCTGACTCTACTGTAGTCTTAATTTCTACCCAAGGGAAATCCTTTTGCTCGAACTGACGTACGATAACCTTACACATGTCCTCTGATATACCAAACTCATTCATAGCCTGGCACAGTACGTATAGGTTGTGGTTGCGAGATCCGTCTACTAAACCGAACTTAGCTTCCCACCACACTAGTAGTCTGCGTGAGATTTCGTCTGTCTCCTCTAGCTTAAGTGTAGGAACTGTATCAACGATACTTAGCTGTTCGTACTTCTCTGTAGGTAAGCTATCCCAAAGTGCAGAGAATTCATTTACATAAATGTCTGGGTCATATGATTCGTAACATACACGAGATATGTCCTTTGTTGTCTTATCAAATTCATCACAAGCGTAGTACTCTTCAAGTGCTGCAAAGTATTGTTTGTGATTTTCTATTGACGGAGGTATTCTAACAACTAGTTTTAGTCCGTCGTTGCTTGGAGATATAAAGCAAGCAAACGTATACTTGTCTTCAGATAGCTCCTCTTTCTTTTTGTCTCGTAACTTATTATTCTTGAATCCATCGAAGTCAAGACATATAAATCCCGAGTGTTGCTCAATTGCTTTTGCCTCACGTCTAAGAAACTTACCTGAGAAACATATCGCAGGTAGGTCCTTCTTTAGTTCGTTTCGGTCTGACTTCTCACCCTTGTCTCGGATGCGCTCAACGAGTTCCTTTGACGCACCATTTCTGATACGTTCAAACTCTTCGAGTATATCCCTGAAGAATGGAGTGCTTGTCTCCTTAATATTCTTAAATACAGTTATCATAATTTAACTTCCGCAATATAAACAGCCTTCCTCATCGTCATCTAACTCTGGGTTAGTTTCGATCTCTGGGTTGAGCTGTTTCTTTAATTCATAAATCTGTTGCATTATCTCTCCATCCTTGAAGATATCACCCGTAAGTTTTGATTTTAGTTCTTCTATTGTCATTGTTTAAATGTTTCGTTGTAGTATTGTTCGCCTGGAACTTCCAATTTATATTTATCACCTGTTTCATAAGCTTCAATAATTTGTTGCTTTTCCATTTCTAAAAGTTCATCATCAATTCTTTTAATAATTGATTCTATTGTTAATTTAACCGCTTCTTGACAATAATTTCTAATAATTTCATTACTCATGTCATTAAGAACAGTAATACTTTTTTCTTTTGCTTCAACTAAGTCATTTCTTAGTTCTTGCATTGCTGTTTGTTTCATTGTTCTTGTTGTTTAAAGATTAAATAATCTTTGATACCATTTCTTTGGTTGAGTCTTATCAAGTATAAGAGCTACAATTTCTGTGTTAACTTGCTCTGAACTAACAGGGTTAGCAGTATACCAATCCTTTCCTAAGAAATGTTCTGTTAAGGCATCTAAAGCTTCTTTATCCGTTGATGGTGGATAGAATATTCCAAAGTCTCCGTACTTTTCTTTTTGTTTGTTTACAAAATCTGCTGTCTTCATTGTTCTGAGTGTAAGGTTATTAATTTATTGTTCAATTTCGCCAAGTTCGTCTATTAAAATAGCACTTAATCTTTCAAATACATCTGAAATTTTTTCTTTTGGTTCAGCTTTTAATTGAACACCAATATTTTCAGCTTTTTCATCATACGTTATGTTGACAATTATTGATTTTTCTTCATTTTCATTTTTGAAAATTACTGTTGCTTTTTCAATTTTGTTTTGTTTCATTTTATTATTTTTTTAAATTGATTAATTACCCTTTTTGCATTTTCATATTCTTCTGCAAGTATTACTTTTTCAGAATCAACTGCATCGACAAAATCAATAAGACACTTTATAGATAATTGATATTGTTTCTTCTGTTCGTTTCCCATTTCTTTAGCTTTGTTCCAACAATTATTATTGTATTCAAAATCTTGCTCACTGTAAGGTATTGCAATTAGGTTTTCCTCTAAGTATTCTAATGCTGTTTGTTTCATCTTATTCTGATTTAATTGTTAATGTAAAAATAACTCCATGTCCATGACAAATTTCACAATACTTGGTAGTGTTGATATAACCTTTTCCATTACAAAATTCACATTCTCGTTTAGTCCATTCTGTTTGTGACATCTTATTCTGATTTAATTATTATACTTTTCTGTTGTTCAATTGTTATAGTCTTATGTTTTAACCAAACAAACTCTATCACTCGATCCAAATGGGAGCAAGTAGTGAGCGTCAAATGACTCAATGAATAGTACGTCTGTGTCGTGATTATCTAATACGTTTAGCTCATCAAAGTTCGCTACCGTGTACTTAACATTGTCGCTCAATACTATCCAACCTTCTTTGGTATATAGCGCGCGACCGAATAAAAAGGGGAGATTATCTCTCCCCACTTTACCCTTAGAATGGAGGCTCACCAGCAGGTACAGTTGCTTCAACTCTGAATGCGTCAAGCGTGTTGAAGTACTTAACTTCACCGTCCTTTGGACTAACCCACTCGCGCCCTTTCAAGCCGAAAGAAATCTCGCACTCATCACCTTCTTTAACTCCGTCAAGTAACGTAACGTTTTTTTGTGATAACTGGAACGAGACAAGTTGCTCGTAGTTACCATCTTGAATTGACAATACAAACTCTCTCTTTGAGAATTTATCTGACACTTGTACAGTGTCTCCCTTAACTTTAAGGGTTCCTTGAACTTTAAACATTGAACTTTGATTTATATTCGTAATAGTATTCTGACGCAAGCTTACCTTTAGCGTCAAACATTTTTATATCTTCTTCTGTTAATTCTACATCAAACGACGCAACACGTAGCTCCAACGGTAAGTCACCACATTCGTGCAACGATAAGTCTTCGTATGCTGGTATCAATTCTTCTGGAGTATCTACCAATACATACACAACTTTACCTTTAGTCCAGCCTTTCATATAGAGGTAGCATTTCACTTGCCACTCGTACTGAGCATTCTTTGGGTCCTTGTAGTGCTTAATGAAACTCTTCTTGTCTGTAGCTGTCTTGATATCGATAATCATTTCATTATCGTAGTCAACTATATCTGGGTGACCCGTCCAAAACTCTGTACTTAACTCTTCGTCAGACTTTACAAAGTTAGTAAACCAAAGTGAATTAACAATACCTATTGACTCATCTTCGCATATAGTTCCTTTCTGAGTTCTATAGCTACTAAACGACGAAGTATATTGCCATATCTCAGCATCAACCGACTCCTCGATGAAAGACTTAGCACCAGGAGTAAGCTCGATAGGTGCGTCGCGTTTCTTAATCAACTCATCTCTAGTCTCTGCTTGCTTATCGGTCAACTTAATCTTCATCATCAGATCATTCAACGTACGCTGTTGAGCCTCAGTCAATCCATGACTACCAGCCATGATTGAGTACGCACTACTTGCTCTGGATTTCATCTAATTGTTTGATTTGTTCGTCAGTTAATATTCTAGTGCTAAGTATCTGTTCCTTAGTCCACGTCCCGTCTTGTACAGCCTTGATCGCTTTAGGGAAGTCCTTATCGCTGATTGGTGTCTTACGTGGTGCAGGTTTATCGCGCTTAACTCTGATTGCGTCAACCATATCGCCGTCCTGTACCGAACGTACCTTAGCTGTTATCAACTCGATTTCCTTACCTGCCCACTTAGTGAAGTCAGGTGTACCAACTGCACTTGCAATTGCCTTCATGTTAGTTGAGTTAGCCATGAGAGGTTTAGGTAAGTCACTAAACTCAATTACAATTTTCTCAACACCTTGTAGCTCAGAAATTTTCTTCTTGCTAACTGATTTGATTTTACCAATCAAGCTACCGCCAGTTGGTACGTCCCATGCACCTAAGTACGGTGATGGCATTAATTCTCTCCAATGATTCATATTAAAGGATTTTCTGTTGTTACTATATACCAAGCTTGAATAGTACTTGTTTCAGTTGATTTTTTTGAGTCATTAAAAATATAATGCTTGCCATTTTCAAAGTGTGAATAATATCCATATTTCCAAAAGTCATTTAGCCTGTCCCTAAACCAAACAAGAGTATCTTTTTCGATTTTTTCGATTTCTTGTTCTTTGAATGGATATTCTAAAAATGCTGATGGGTATTTGTTTTCTTTGTAATGTCTCCCATCTAACATATATGTGCTTGTTGCAGTCCTAATTGGGTACGTTTCTCCGTCTTTAATTTTGACAACTTCTACCAATCCACTTTGAATAGTCCAAATTTTGTCCCCTACTTTTACCTTACTTAAATCTGATTTCATATTAATTTATTTAGATACCATACTGCTTTACTGATGTCTTGCTTGAAGTCATCCCCTGGTTTGTTACCAGCTCTTGTTATATATTTGAATGCGTTCATCAAACAAAAGTTATTGAACTTCTCTTCTCCGTAGATGTCAATCATAATCTCCCATACTTCCTTGTCACCTTTCTTGTAGTGATCGGGTTCAACGAAGTTGTATTCTCCAGATGATGTATCAGACATGGATATAAATTCATCGTCAGAAATTGCGTCTTCATCTCCATAAATCAAATGCTGTGAGTAAGTGATTGTTTTGTTGCCCCAAGCGACGATTGACTCGATTTTTTTATCCTGCCAATCAGTTGGTTTAATTTCAGTTCCGTCTAGCCAAGTATAACCCATCATTGCAAGTTTATGCAGAACAGCAAACTTAAAGTCAGGCACGTTGATTTTGTAAATTATTTCATCGCAATTCGACATGTTAAATTGCGTAATGAAGTCTAACTCATTAAACTCTGAATGAGATTTTGTAGTACTCCAGCTTGCTAATCTTTCTTCTATGTTAATTCTGATGCACATTATTGGACGATTTTTCTCTGGTAAGGTATCTAAGTCGATATCACTACCGTTGTTCCACTTGTAGCCAAGTTCTTTTAGTTTAAAGAGCAGTTCTTTAAGTTTGCCGTGCTCTATGTTAATTGCTTGTATCATGCTGTAAAAATATTTAATGTAATTTAAAATAATACTATTTCTTTTTGCTTTCTTTATAATCTAAGTAAAAACCCGTAGCAACTATTATGTTCATTCCCATAGATGCGATCACCTCATGTAAGTCAGCGTAAATGTTTAGACTTAAGTGAACGTGACCGACAACCCAAAACGGAATCGATAAGTTCTGCGAGACCCAGATGATGGTGAACCTTAACATTACAGTACGTAACTAAGGACCAAATACGGACCGAACATGTACAGTAGCGACATTAATATCGCGAGTAGTACACCGAATGTTTTATCAAGTATGTTTCTCATATACTACGTGTAAAAGTGCACCCATGCATATTGGAAACCACAGCATGCAGGTGAATGCATAGAAAATAAGTGCCATTACTTTTTGCCACCAGAGATCAAGTCTTTTGAATCCATCAAACGAAAAAAATGTGAATGCAAAACTTGTTAAAAAATAAATGTAAATCATGTTAATAAAGTTTTAAGTAAATAAATAAAAAGTGTTGGTCCTAACCCGACGGCTAGTAGTCCAACCGCAGCAAGGACTAATCCAGCTGCATTGTTAAAATGTTGCTTCATGTTAAGTTTATTTAATACCAACATCGCTGTAGGTATTGATAATACTGATATTCATACTAAATAATGCTGAGATGTTGAAAAAAGTTACTCTATATAACTATATGTAATTATACTATACTTACTTTTTCTATGAGAGAGTATTTATAATATTTCTTAACATTGTAACATTTTAGTATATAAATATACTGATAATTAGTCAGTTACGCAATGTTGTGTTAGATTTTTCTCAACATTTTCCAACACTAATCGTAGCTCATCAACATATTTTAGTACCAATTTGTCCTTAATTGACAGCATGTTACTGATTAGTTTCTCTGCATGAATGACCGTCGCATGGTTGCGATTGAACAGTTCAGCTATCTCTCTGAGGGTCATTTGATGTTCGTTTCTGAGATAGTGCATGATAATCTGACGTTTCAGTGTTGACTCTCGATACCTTGATTGAGTAATATAAGGCGCGATAATTTCCTCTAACGCTGTCTTACATTCCATTGGTGTATTGAGGTTCATGTTTAGGTATTCTCTCATTGACTCAGCTACAGCTTTGTAGCGTTTCATCTTGTCAGATACAACCTTTCGAGTCAGTGTTGATACTGCGCTCTCTCTAATACCAAACGCCTTTGCTATGTCACGTATGTTGAAGCCAAGCTTAACACAGTGATACACAGCGTAGCTTCTATATGCACCGTGATAATGTATGCTTGGTTTGGGGTAACGTTCGTTGATTACGTCAGCAAATTCATTAAGACTTATCCCCCTGTTGTATATCCACGATTTCCAACTCATACTTATTAATTTTAATTTCTAATCCAATTAAGTCAAGTAGACCATCTACTGACACTACGTCAATCAATCGAGACCTAAACAGTATTTGATCTGACTGAGACTTGTTAAGGTTAAACTTTCTGTAGAACTGGTCAGCATTGTAACCCTTCATCAGCATGTTTATTTTCAACGATGCGTTGAATTGCGGTGTGCGTTTTGCTTTTATCATGTTATTTGTTGTTTGATAGTTAATAAAATGTACCTTTTTGTCTTATCATTTGATCAAGTTCTTCAAATGATTGTGGCATTGGTAATACTTCACGTTTTTTTTGTGGTACTCTTTCATTGTCTGCATAAAAATTCCATTTTATTACATTAGGTCTTTTTTTAGCAATCTCCTCTGCTCTTTCTTTAGATTTGCATTTTAAACTTTCAGTTTTACCACTTTTATATGTTAAAATAACTCTACCCATTTTGTTGTATTTTATATGTTTGAATGTAGTGTTCTTCTGATACTTGTTTAAAAGATCTAGTATCTCTATAATAATGTGAATTATAAACTTCACAAGCAAAATCAATTGACTGCTCTTGTTCCATTTCTAAGGCTTTGTTAATAGTATTTATAAGTTTTTCTTCTTGCTTTTGACTTAATGGTGTTGTATCTATAATTTCACTGATTTGCCGTGATAACCATTCTACTGCTGTTTGTTTCATTTTATTTCATAATTAAATGGTTCGTAAATTCCACTAACCGATTGCTTTTCCTCTGTTAGTGTTCTCAATTGTTTCTTTTGTTTCTTTGGTGTTAGTACATGAAATAGTACAACAAATACCATTAGCACTAACATGAAACGTGTTTCATTCTTCTTCTTCATATCCAGTTCCATTACATTCTTCACACATAATCTCATCGTAACATCCGCCACAGCATTCGTTGCTCCAATTGGTACAGCTTAATCTTTCGATACATCCCGTACCCTCACATGTTTCGCATTCTGTCATTTAGATAAAATATATATTGGTTCAACACCAGGATACGCTACGTAGAATCGCTCAAGCGCGTCCATCATATCCGTTCCCTTTACATTAACTCCCGTACTCTCGGTACTGCTTGTCATCCACGTTACGTGAAACTCTTTGTTCTCTTCGTCAAGTACCTTGAGGTACAAATCGTTCCATACTTCCTCGTCGTCTGACCAACTGAATGAACGTAAAGCGTATGAAAGTTTCTTTACGTGTAGTTCGCTACTACCTAATCGTAGTGCGTTTGTTCTGTACGGCTCTTCTAATTGCGATAGCCACTCTGTAATTGTTTTCATATTAATTTAGAATTACGTCCTCGTACACCCATGTAGTGTACGCAGGACCATTTAACTTTATTATTTTCGTTACCTCGTAACGTTTGATGCACATGTCTACCATGTAGTCATCTAACTCTATAAGAAGTTCTCTGACGTTGAATGCTTCTATCTCAAGCACCCAGAACTCATGTCTCGCTTTGACTCCAACTTTGTAAACGTTCATAATCTTGCTTTGTTATTTCGTTGTAAAAAGTACCAGCTAAGTTATCCATAAAATCATCAATAGAAGAACCATGATGGTGAACATATAACTTAAACTTACATGACCTAACGAACCAATCGAATTCTAATTCATTGAATAGATCAGCATCATCGCTGAATATAAAGTGACGTGATTTCATATCTCAATCTCCTCTCCGTCTTCTGTGTAGTAGTATCCCTGCTCGTCAATATCTTCTGTGTACCATTGAGTCCAATACAACATCTCCTCTTCTTCTACCGCCCATTCTATTAGGTAGTTGTCATATAGGTCTGACTTACTTGGATTATATTTTCTTAGTTCAGCTACTGTATCTTTCTTTGTTTTTGTGTAGAACGCGCCGTCTCCCCAACACCATCCTTCGTTCATGCCTTTGCCTGTAACGTCACATCTTCTTGCGTACTTTTTCATAAGTCTTTAATTTCCATTAGTATTTCTTCCTCAGACATCTCGTGGTCTAAGTCAATTGATAAATTCATTAGCACCGTATCCATGTCCTCATACATTGCTAACTTTAAGTTAGGTACATTAATGTACCGTTCCTTTACTGCCTTGATTACTTTCATAACCTATAATCTTATTTGTTTTACTAATTAAATTGATGTAGTTATCCAAGTGTCGCTGGTCCGCGAACTGTTTCGTAACTACTTTGTAGTCACCTTTCGGTGTCTTATAACTTATCGTTGCTTTCATTACGTTAAGCATACTCTGAATGTTATACCATCTCGCACAAAACTCCCTTCTACATACCCATCATCATTAATATGAAAGTCTTCGTATGACTTCATATAATTTAGTCTAATTGATATTATAGCTTCGCTAGATTGTCTACCTTGTAGGCTTATTTCAGTTGGTGTAATTCTAACTGAGTAGAACATATCTAAGTTAATTCCACTTAATGCTTCATAATTTTTTTTCATTGCTTAATGATTTAAAATGTAAATACTTTTCTTTCCTTTTCCCTCTGTACCGCTACACAAACCGCACTTGCTACAGCTTGACTTGTATCCCGACTCTTTACTTGCAGGACAATTAACTACTTCGCCTATCGGAGTAGGTGTAGCAATGTAACTTCTGTATCCTTGTTCCTTCGCTACGTTCGACTCATCTAACGTGTGCGTTGATGCCATGAAGTACTTGCCTAGAACATCGCTACGTTTCCATTGGTGCGTGTATCCCGTCCAATTGTCAGCCACGTCGACCATTGCTTCAATCATTTCAATTGGGTGTAGTGACGGCTCGCCGTACGTACCGAACCGAATGAATTTACCTTGAGCAATTTCACGAGCAATGATGGTGAACGATACTTCATAGTTAGGCACATCATCCCATGTTGCGTACTGTTTCGCTACACGTTTCAACATTGATATGAACCCCACGTATTGGTTGAACTTATGCGTGTAACATTTGCCGAATGAATTGAATGGACAGTCAAGGCAATTGCTATCAGCTGCATTAAAGAACGACCTCATGTTACGTTCGTCATTGTTAGCTATCATCTCGAATTGTTTGCGACTAAACGTGTACGTCTGTACAATCGGTCGCTTACTGTTGGCTTCAATCTTATCGTTTGAAGTAACCCCCAGGCGTATAACCTGGAGGGTGTCGTCTATCTTAAATATCATAACTCTAATTTTAAATTATGTTCTTCTACTTTACTGATACAATCTTTGTACATTGACATTACGTCAAGTTCTTCGTGTTTGATCGGACACTTCGCTTTGTTTAGCGTCATGTAGTTTTCCTTTACGTAGTCCCACACCTTTTGGTAGACTTCGTCATATTCCTTGTAGTCGATAAAGTCCCAATAGTAAAGTATCTCCGTACATGTGTTGTGAAACTCTTCAACCAACATATCGTCTCTGAATATGAATGACAGTACCGCACCAATCGCCCGCACCTCGTTGTTATTGAAGTCGTACAGCCACTCACTGTAGTTGTTTGATGTCATGCTACAGAAACCGTCTCGGCTACTGTAGTTATCTTTCAAGAATTGATTAAACTCACTGTAGTTATCTTTAGCGTACTGCTTTACTTTTCGTTTGTTGTACGTTACATCAAATACCATCTCATCGGTTGAGAAGTTGTAGTACTTTGGTGAATATATTTCCTTGCATCTTATCTTTACCTCGATTCCGTTCGCTTCGTGAGTTCCATTCAGAAACTGATGTGCAGTTGATTCTATTGCGTTGACGTACGCTTGGTTATTGAAGTGCTCCCAAAAGTAGTTAGCATTGTAATTGATATAGCCATTACTTTTGTCCTCGTCGATTGTCCAACTATCGAACATGCTATCGGGCTCAAGTACCGTCCCGTACATTCCTACGCTGATGATAGGAAATAAATTTGTGTTAATCGTTGCTTTCATATCTGTTCTAATTTATATATATTAATATTTGCATTTTGAGAGTACAGCTTTGTTTTACCTTGCTTCCATTTTTCTACTTCCTTTTCAGTAGCTTCGATACATTCATCATCTACCATCCAAGAGTAGTAACGCATACCATCTTCTTCGTGTATGTTATTGACATCGTAGGACAAACCTACTTGTTCGAAGTGTTGCTGTAATGCCGATTCAATAGCGTTATGTTGTGATTGGTGTGACCAATGAGTAACAAATTTACCTTCGCCTTCGTTGTAGTCGTCCTCGAATACTTCGAAGTATGTTTTGATTAAATAGCTCATATTCTTTGCGTGTGGTATTTGCACCCATTTAGATTAAACACTCGATTCATTCTCTTCACTCTTTGACACTTCTTGTAGTGTCGCTTATAGTTGTAGCCACTCGGTGGCGTTGCCATTGATACGTTCGCGATCAATAATGCAAAAATTAATACTAATCTCATTTGATTCGTTTTTAATGGGGCGACCCTATTGCCACCCCTTGTTAACAATTAAAACTTCTTTATTTAAAACTGAATTCTCTTATTACTCGTGTCTCTTTGTCCGGTGACGTACTTATCAACTTCACTACATTGTAGCCACGTTCCGTGTAGCCACGTGTAGCCGTTTCAGTTCCGCCTAATCGTCTGAACCATTTCAACGTGTCATCGCTTGTGATGTTGTTGTATTGTGTTTCTGTAATTTCGCTAACTTCCGTCACGCCATTACGTGTTTCTTTCATTGTTATCATGTTATCTATAAATTCCACTTAATACGAATGCAGCCAGGGCGATTACTGCTATTACCATGCCCTCAATTAATTCCTTGTTCTTCATTGTATTTGTATTTGTAAATTTCACCTTTCTTATTGTACACGGGATAAATTGCGCCCATCTTTGTACCGTTAATTAATATCGCATCATAAACGCCACTTTTATTGAGTACTTGGATACCGTTTCTTTTCTTGAATTCGTTTATCTTTATATTCAATTCAACTTTGCGGTTAAATTGCGTTTCTTTGCATAAAGCTTTATGCATCTTAAAATAATCTTGTATCATCTTAGTTTAATTGAAATTATTGATACTATTGCACCAAGCATACTTAGTGCAAATAACCCCGCGTAAATACGCCCTAAATTAACGCTACTCGTTAACATTACTAATAAGCATAACATTGCTAATAGTAAAAAAATTAATGTGATTGTTCTCATCTTTGTTAGTTTTAGCAAGTACGTAACGATTCGAACGTTATTTCAATACCATATTTTCGTACTTGTTTCTTTCGCATATTTGCGAATTGTGTTAACACTTTGTATTTACCCCTATCTTTGTGCATTTCCTTTGCTCGTATCATCGCAAAAGTGGAAACAAAGCAGTAAATTTGCTAACTTCTATTAATTCCAATAAGTCAAAAAACATAATCCTAAATTAACAGTGTAAAGGTATACGCGTTCCTTTGTTTGGTATGGTTAACCAATGCCGTTTATCGTATGGCATATTAATATAGTTCGTTTGTTATTAGTTTAAAGCCCCTTAACCGCGACAAGGTTACAAACATCTAAGGGGTGCGCGTTTAATGGTACGCGCTGAACCTTTGTTAATTAATCAATGATTGCGTTTAATTTGTTAGTTAAGTCCGTGTAGTCAATTGCCACAACTTCGCGTTTAATTTCAGTTATTGCAAGGTTAACACGTTTTGCAAATGCGCGCTTGCTTTTAGCCGTTTTGTTTAATTTCAATTTGTGCAAAATTGTTTTTTGACACATACCTACATCCAATAAAGTACTTGTTTCATTTGATACGCTAAAAAGTAGTGGTTCGTTTGACTTAAATAATTTTAGCCCCGCATTCGCGTAGTTGTCGCGCATTGTAAACAATTCATTTAATGCCGTACCGATTAACAAGCTATCTTTTGCCGTTTTTTCAATTGTGAAATTTACATTCACTTCTGTTGATGCTTGGTAAAACTTTAAAGTCAAGTTTTGCGCGTTTGATGTTACCTTTTTCATGATGTTGTTTTAATTGTAAATAAATAACCTTAAATAAATAATAGCTTTCGCCGTTTCATATGTGTAAAATTAGTTATTCATATTTGATTAAACACAAACTAAGTTTAAATAGATTTAAATATAATGTTTAATACTTAATTGTTCTAAGTATTTATACGTAGTGAAATAATATCCCGTATATAGAAGTAAAGTGTAATTGATTGAATATCAATAGGTTAATGAATTGATATTATTTTTTGTAAAGTTTGATATGTTTTGAGAAGTTGGGGGAGTTGTAACGGCATCAATACAGACAAGGCGAAAAAAATATAATTAAGCTTATAAACTTAAATGGGTGCAAAGTAATTGAATGTAACATGATCATGTTAAATGAAGTTAGTTGATTGGATCTAATGAATGAAACGGTATTAAATTAAGTTGTATCGATTTTTATATATAGCCTGGATTTTAGTTAATGCAATTAAGTTGCATTAAGTAAAGCAACATGAATATATAATATTTATACCAACAAAGAAGAACGGAACTAATTAAATTCTATTTAACATAATATAATAACATATCATATCATTAAGCCAACATAAAAAGCTAAAAGTTTTGAGGTAATTTTTTGAAACGTAACACCCCCCACCGAAAATGAAATGACTTTCCTTTGAGGGTAGGTTGCGTCAAATGGGGGGATTATCCCGAACTCCAACACACAAAATACCACGAAATAGTGCTGACATTTATCGAAAAGTGCTGCAAAATGTTACAATGAAACTTGCATAACACTTTTTAACTTACTGATTTATAGTATATTACTTATTAAAATGTTACAATGTTAAGTATTAATAGATTATATAGATTATAAAAAAAAGTATATATATATATATTATATATAGTTATATATAGAACTAAAAGTCAGCATTTCGACATTTTTATACCGTAACTTACTGACTGAATGCAACTTAATCGATGCTATATACGAAAAAAGTCAACATTTCGTAACATTTTCTAGCATTTTGCAACATTTATTGGTATATTTGCACTGTGTAGTTGCGGACACAGTAAGATATTTTATAATTCCTATTGCTGATTAGAGACCGCAACCTCGAAAGGCAATAGGTTTTTTTATTTATGGAAATTTGGAAAGATGTATTAGGTTATAAAGGGTTCTACAAAGTGAGCGACCAGGGTAACGTAATTAATTGTCACGGGAGGAGTGTTGCTATCTCGTGTAATGCAGATGGGTTTAGGAGCGTGATCTTGTCAGCGTTCGGAACATTTCGCAGGATCGGTGTACATTATTTGGTTTGGGGAGCATTTAGCGAGTTCCTGAATACAAACGAGAAGGTAGTTCACATTAATGGTGACAAATCAGACAATCGACTTGAGAACTTAAAGTCATCGAAGGGGCGCGGAGTACGTAAGCCGACTACAGAGAAGTGGATGCCGTACGGTGATGTTGCAATGGTATCGACATTTGGTAGATTGAAGTTCACAGAATCTATCATTACTCCAAGACACAACAATTCTGGATGCCAGTATTACTTGATTGAAGGCAAGGTGAAGTATATTCACGATATTATGGGTGAGGTATTCTTGGGATGGAGCAAAGGAAAAGGTCACGTAACTTATCGCGATAAGAATCCTAGCAATACGGAGTTGAGTAATCTTGTAGTAAAGCCATACAGAATAAGATACAAAAAAATCATGTAAAACTTGCATATTAAAATAAAAAGCAATAAATTTGTGTCATAAATTAATTTAATCCATTATGGAAGAAAAATCATTACACAACACTACAGCTAACGGAGCTAGAAAAAACGTGAAGGATATTAAGTTTTGGGGAGATGGCGACACGTTCAAACTTATATCTAAAGCTTCATCTGAATCAGAAGGATGGATGAAGTCAACAAAAGCAATGCAAGCAGGAAAATCTGTTGTAGTTCAGGTAACTACGCAACAACGTAACCCAGACGGAACATATTCTATTGCAGAGGCTTTAACTACAGTTGAAAGTTCAGAGATAGTTGAGGTCAAAGAAAAAGGCGAGGTTGTATCTCGACATATCCAATATAAGATGTTCTGATAAATGCGTAGTGGCGGAAGGTTAGGGATGTCCCTGACGTGGTAGACGCTGAGACTTCGAGTGATTATTCAAGTCAATATTTATAGGTTCGAATCCTGTCTACGCATCTATAAAACAAAATACAATTTACAAAATGACGTTATGACACAACAAGAACTACGCGAGTTGTTGAGAAGTTACTTAAGGAGAAACTACTTAACACCATACAAATTCGCGAAAATAGCAGACATACCACAGGACTGTGTGTATAAGTTCCTCAAGGGACGCGACATGAGATTACACAACATTAAAAAACTAGAAGAATGCAAGCTTACGTAACGTTATTATCAGCAATGCAAGTGGTGTTGAACTGCGCGCTTGAATTGGAAGGAACTCCCTACATGCAGGGTAAGGTGAAGCAAAAGGTCAACGAGGCGATCAACGTGATGAACTTGAAGAACGCGAAGAATCGCGATAAGCTTTGGAAGATTGACGATAAGATTGCAGCTGACATGATGATGGCTATCCACACGATCGGTGAGAACATTGCTAAGTGTGACGCGACTGCACTGTCGAACATAACAGCCATCACGCGCCAGGGAGTAGACTTCAGTAAGTTCAAGTTGGTTGAGATATGAACCACATGCCGATCATACTACTGATGGTAAAAGAAGTTCAAGACTACATCAGAGAAAAAAAAGGAGTGGATGTTCGTATAGATGTGCCACAAATATTAATGTCAGAGGACCAATTAAATAAACTAATAGACGCTTATAATTATGCCAGATCTATCTAAATGCCAGAACGAAGACTGTAAAAAGAAGTGGTTTTGCTTCAGATATACAGCAGCTCCGTCAATGAGACAGAGTTACTCAGCATTCGATCACAACGATTGCAACTACCAGATTAAACATGACTGCATCCACTGCGGAGGACGATCGACACATAAGATGTCGTGCCCAACAGTCAAACAAATGTTGATGTTATGACAGCAGTAGAATATTTAGTAAAAGAATTTAGCGATATATTAGGTCCGTTAGATACAAAACCTATGCAAGACTTATTATTAGTAGACGCAATAAAAAGAGCTAAAGAAATGGAAAAAGATCAGATTTGCGAATCATACGTTTACGGATCCGCTTATGGCATCGATATTAATAATAATTTATCTCCACAAAATTACTACAACGAAAAATTCAACCATGAAAGCAACAATTGAATTTAACTTACCAGAAGAAGACTACGAGTTCAAGAGAGCGGTAAAAGCACTCGACATGGCTTGTGTTCTGTGGGACATAATGAACCACGTTAGAAAGAA